GGACCAAAAGCTTGTGCTTGTTGTCCTAATAATAACTTATTGTTTTCAAAACCAGCCTCTAAGGGTTTGGGGTCTGTAGGAGGTGGTGGTGTTAGTATTTGTTCAATGTTATCTACACCTATTGCGGAATACATACGTTTGTAAGATTCATAAATACCATTTGGTCCATGTATTTCTGGATTTGATTGCACTAATTGCATCATCTCTTGTGCCATAGCTATACGTTGTGACTGACTAAATATGTCGGGATTAGATATAGGAAATATATCAATTTTGTCGTCAAAATCAGTAAGTTTAATAGTGCTTTCACCATTGGCAATAGCGTATGGGTACTCTGGCGGTAAATATTCTTGAAACACTTGAGCTAATAATCTAAATTCTTTTTTCTGTGAATTATGCAACCTTTTATGTATAGCTGATAAAACTTTTGTTGAACGTTCAAGTAAAGCTAACGTTGTGCCTACTGGTGCGTTAGGATTGCCTTTGCCAGTGTTTATTTCTGCTATTGAAGCAAACTTTTTACCACCGTCTACTAAAATACCAAGTAAATTTAACAAAGTACCGCTTGGTTCTTTAAATGGTAATGGTTGTATGGATTCTCTTAACGAACCACCAGGTGCATCAACATCTCTAAACTCTCCTGGTTGTATTGGTGTATCTTCATCTCTAATTCTAATACCACGTGTTTTAAAACCTGCGGGTAGATTTGCTAAAGTTCCTGCATCAATAAGCTGTCTTAATATGGATGTAGAAGCTTTTGATAAACCACCAATCATGTGTGTTAAACCAAAACCATAAAATCCTAAACCAGGCAAGAATTTAAAATGCACAAAATATTCTATTTTATTTTTCAGCTCATCATCTTCTCGAAAGTTTCTTCTAATAGACAATATATCATTTGAATTTGCATCTATAGTTACAATGTAGGGTAGCTTTACACCTGTCATTTCTCCGTCTTCGTTCATATCTTCAAAGCCATTGAGCTCTAAATTACAATGAACCTCATATAAAATAGATACTTCACCTGTATCGTGTGCTGCTTCAATACCAGATAATTTATCTATTTCTTCTTTAACATCAGATGTAGCAGATACGTCATCTCCGTAATCCACATCAATTTTTCTATAAAAACCTAATGCCTGTAGCTTCTTAACTTCGTTTTCTGGCATTTTTACTACGTTAGTTATTCTAGGACAACTTTCTAAGTCAGTGGTGTAATAAGGTACTATCAAATCTTCTGGTGCTACAAATTTAGATACTGCTCTACCTAATGCTTCATCATAATATACTTTTTTAAACGCTGAACCAGCTAAAGGTAGGTAAAACAACATTTGGTCTAGTTCTTCATCAAACTCCTCCATAACATGAGTTATTTGATAGTTCATAAATTCTTTTACTCTTTGTGCTTGTTCTTCAACTGCTGAACTATATGCTCCTATAATTTGTGTCTTTACAGGACCACCAGATGGCAATAATTCTTTGTACGCTTGTGCTTGGAAGGTTGTAACTGCTTCACCCAATAATGGATGAATAACTCCTGAAGCTCCTTCAAAAGGTTCGGACCTTTCATCATCAAACTTCATACCTAAATATTTTAGTCCGTCTGTATAAGTTCTTTCCCAATCCTCTCTGGAAGATTTATCTTTTTCAATACCATCGATTAATTCGTTTGCAATTTGCATCAACTCTGAATCATCCATTGCTTCTGCTAAATTTTCATCAAAACCTGTATCTCTAGGCTCTGACATACTTGACTCTAAAATAGCACTGCCATCATCCTGCATCACAAAGTCTTCTGTTCCTGCTTCTTCAATAGCATTAAGTGCTATTTGCATACCTTCGTTACCTAGTGGTATTTGGTTTTCTTCATTTAGAACAGTTGGATTTATGTCTTTTTCTATTGCCATTAGTAATATACCCTTCTTACTGGTGCTTTATCTCTATCTTGGTAATCATCATCTAAGGATACCAAACCTCCTTCTCTAAACCTCATTAAGGCTTGTGTCATAGTATCACATAAATCATCATTTTTACCAAAAGGGAAAGCTGCACATTCCTCTATCATTTCTTCAGCAAATTTTCTTTGTGGAGCATAAACTAAACCCGATTCAAAAATGGGTGCTACAGAGTGCATTCTTGTCGATTTATCATGTCCTCTAGTTGGTGAATAATTTACTACAGGTATTCCTAACCTTCGTAATTCGTGTGTAAGTGGTGTGCCAGATGCTTTTGCTTCTATCAGCGTCATATCTGGCTCCCAGTATTTGTACTCGTTGAAAGCTATACGTTTTAGTTCTGGAAAGTCCCACCTGCCTTTTTGTGCATCTAATAATACAATACATTCAGGCGAGTCAGGCGTAGGACGAAAAACACCCCATGTAGATATTGCTGAATAGTCTGCATTTTCTTTTTTAGAAAAAGCTGTATCGTAGCTTTGAATGATGTAGCTAACTGGTGGTAAAGAATCATCCTCCCACATATTCCACCATTCTCTTTTTATAATAGAGCCTTCTTCGGATGTAGGATTTTGCATCCACTGGGCATTCCATTTTTGAACAGGCAAAGACGCTTTTACTTTTTCTAACTCATCCAGTTGCCAGAACTCAGGCCATAAGGCGTTGTGTGTATCAGGAAATATTGCAGGAAACTCTACAATCTCCCATTGGTCAGCTGCCTCTTCTTTTTGTGCGTCTAACAACTTTGCAGTTAAATCTATAGTGCTCCATCTTGTCATAACTAAAATTATGGCACCGCCAGGTTGTAAACGTTGTCTAGGTCCAGATGTATACCATTCCCAACAAGACTCCAAAGCACTTGGACTAAGTGCATCTTGTTCAGAATGTGGGTCATCAATGATAAGCAAATCAGCACCACGACCTGTAATAGCACCGCCAACACCAGCTGCGAAATATTCGCCACCTTTGTTGGTTTCCCATCTACCTGCTGATTTAGAATCAGCTTGTAGCTCCACTTTGTCAAAGACACGCTTGTATTCATCGGTATCCATCATGTTTCTAACTTTACGGCCAAACCTTACTGCTAGCTCGCCTGTGTGAGTAGTCTGCATAATTTTACGATTTGGCTGTTTACCCATAATCCAAGCAGGAAAGTATGTTGAGCAAAACTCAGACTTGGTGTGTCTTGGTGGCATATTAACGATTAAACGGTTAATTTTTCCGTTAGCTACGTCTTCTAGCTTTTGTGCAAAGATTTTGTGATGTCGGCCACAAATAAACTCTGGCCACATATATTTAACATACTCTAAAAAACTGTCTTGGCACTTAGATTGGTTTTTAAGCAATTCTAGACGTTCTTTTAGTACAAGAGTTTCTTTTATTTCTTGGTCAGATAAATGTGCTAGATTCATAACTCAGCAAGCATTTTATCTATTTCTACAGGCCCACCTTTAGCAAAAGCGTCAATACCTTGTTCTGCTATAGCCTCTTTTAATTTATCTGTAAATTTAATGTATGTGCCATCATAAAAAGTATTGGTGCCCTCTACTTTAGATATTGCACCTACTCTGTCTTTAGGATTTGGTAAAAGTTCTTTAATAACTTTTTCCATTTCTTTAAAGTTTTTTTGATATAGTTCTCGAACTTTACTACCATCTTTTGGGTCTGCTCTATTGACACCAGGGGCTTCTTTAAAAAACTGTTCCATACTATGATAGAAACCATCAGCTCCTTCATTATAAGCTCTTAAAATACCAGCTCTAATTGGCAATTTACCAACATTAGAAGAAGTTGGTGGTTTACCCCTACTTGCTAGTCCTTCCCTGTTGGTGCTTGTATATGGGTCTATTATTGGTTTACCTGTATCATCTACTAAAGATGATAAGGTTTTATTAATATTTTTTTGGCCTGTTGGTGTCTCAAACACTGACTCTAATGGATTATTTAAGTCATCAAAATAAGCTTTAAAAAGACCAGCATCGTCTTCATAATCTATGCCTGGATATGCCCTTTTACCACTGCTTGTGTCTACCATCCTAAATATGTCATCTTTAGATACATCTATGACATCTGTAAAAGGTTTACCTGTAGCTAATTCATAATCTCTAGGTGTAATCTGATATTGCGGTTTTAAAGTACCTATTATTTCGTTTTTGTCAATTATTGCAGCAGCAAGCTCATCATCGCTTAATTTACCAGCGTTAATTCTTTTAATAATTGTATTTGCCTTAATTAGTTTTTTATACGTTTCTTCGTTTGCTGCTGAGTCTTTAAAAACTGGCACTTCTACAGTAGACCTCAATCCTGCCATTTTTAATAAAACTTGTTCTTTTTCTCCAGGGGAGGGTGTTACCTTTATTTGTTTTTTTACTAGAGGTATTATTTTTTCTCGCAGTTCAGGTATCTCTTGTAAAGGTTTACCTATGCCTGGATATTCCATTCTTGCTATTATTTTTGCTACTACAATTTCAGCCATATCTTTGGGTGTAATTTTGTCATATGCATCACGTTTATCTTTTAAAGCGTTCCAAGCTTCTTGAGCACTTACATTACTTCTAATATTGTCTTTTAATCTATAAAATTGGTCATTGTTTTTTATGAATACTTTGACAGAACGTGCCTCATCTGGTATTCCAGTTGGTATTGATATGCCAGTATCATATGTTTTATAAACATCATTCAAGGCGTCTTTAATAGCTCTACTTATTAAAAAAGGACTATCTTCTAGCCCTTCTTTGTATATATTTAATAAATCCTCTTTAACTATTGGACTAGGAGAAGGTGCATTCATGTATTCTTCTACAGCTTTAAGTGTGTCTTTTTCAAATGCTTTTGTAGCCTTCTTAACATCTGCTTTAACTGATGCACTAACGCCATTTCTGCCAGTAAATATTTTGTAGTCTGCATCGCTTAACAGACTTTTTATTTCTGTGTCATCGCCTCTAGATGATAAACGTAATGCTTTAGTTATTTCAGGTGGAAAAATACGATTTATTTTGGTTACAGGAGTGGAAGGTATAGTGCCATCATTTACTCCTTTGAAGAAAAAACGCATAGAATTAGTGCTAAAACGGTTCATTTCATCTGTAGTGTCTAAAATGTTTCGTCTTGTTACATTTTGCAAATTTGGCAACATTTTTTGACCGTAGTCTGATTGGACTCTTACGACACCTGAAAAATTATCATTAGGAGATATATTCAAATCTTTAATTAACTTGTCAATTTTATCTGTTGCTTCTATGCCCTGACGGTCTCGTACTCGGTCTAAATTTCTATTTAATGCTGGTTGAAACTGTTGAGCATAACCGTCAAAACTGTAATGCTGCGAACCTTTTAATCCGCCCTCCCTAAATACAGCAGTTCTATAATGTGTGTTAACAGTATCATCTCCAGTAAAGTCATCAAATCGTTCTGCTTGTCTATCGAAAACACTGCCAGGGGCACGCAACCAATAAAGATGTTGTGTTTTACTGGTCATTGGGGCTGCAAGACTATCGTCAAGATAACTTTGAGACCGTGGGTCAAGACCTCTAGATTGTATAGCGTCCTTTTGTTCTCTGGCTATGTAATTATCTAAGCCTTGTTTTGTAATTGTTTTGTTAGGACCTGCAGAAGATATTAATTTAGGGTGTACGTCTCCAGTTTCAGTAATAACGTTCAAGAGCCTTAACTCACCAAAAATATCTTTATTTTGTAGTTTTTCAAACTCTTTTACCCATTGTTCTGGAGTTAAATTGTCTAAATCAGGGTTAATTTTTTTGTCTACAACCTTAATATTGTTAAGATATTTTCTTATTTTAGAGTTAAGTTCTGGTTGGTTTCTACCCATGTTATAGGTAATTTCATTTACACCTTTTGGCATAAACTCTTGTACTTCAGGTAATTCAGGTTCCTTGGGTGCAGGAAGCTGTAAGCGCTCTTCAACAGGGGGTTTCTCGGTTTTTATTGGAGCATCTTCTACTTTAGGCGCATCTGCAACCTTAGTAGCAGTTTTTCCTACAGCTTTCGCACCACGAAGGAATCGAAGTAAAGGTAGTAAACTTGCAAAACTAAAACCTGCTAAAGCAATATTACCTGCTGCACCAAGTTTATCTTCTTGTTGTATGTTAGTTCTTGCCCTTCGACCAAACTCACCAACTTCGTAAGCAGCCAAAGCATCTCCAATACCAGGAGCTAAGCTTATGGCTATTTGGTCTTTTATGGGTAATGTTTCGTAAGTTTTGTAGGCTTCACGTATATTGCCAGCATCAATCTGTTGTTTTATTAAATCGTAATTTCTGCTTGGTTCAGCCATGGTTGGCTAGAGTGATATGTCTTGTAGTATT